ATGAGTGTTTTAATCTATAATTTACTATTTTTAGCACAAATGGTGTGCGTATGGGTTGTTCAATAATTGGCGTTTCGCAATACCGAGTCCCGCCTGAGAAGCGTGTGGATTTTGGTTGCCCTTGTACACATTGAGGTCGTGGTACGACGAATTCGTGTATTGCTGCGTCCATCCAGCACCCATTGGATTCACACGACCATCCACACGCGTGGTATCCGAACGCACAGAGGTAAGCATACCACCTTGGTTAAGTGCATTCGCACGAACATTCATACGACCTGGATTCGCCGCACGGTTCGCCTTACCACGACGTTCGTCCGGTCGGAAACCATACTTTTGCAATTCTTCAGTCGTATAAGACCCTCTTTGACCAATTGCAATCTCAGGAGATTCGAGATATCCGTGTGCATAGCTGTGAATGCCTGGTTGTGGCTGGTTTCTGTACTGGTACTGCTCGATGTTCCCATCCTTCTTGTTTCTAGTTGGATCCTGGGAGACCGTGTTCGCGGAAATGAACCTCTTTGCGGGAGCCACATTGAGTGTATCTGTTCTGAGACCAGTTTCAGCCCGGTTAGTGGTACGCTTTGTTCGTTCATGTTCACCACGTGGAGTTCGACCTGAAAATCCTTGCGAACGCCCGAGTGTCATTGGGAGACGCTCTGGAAGATAGGCTGTTTTCTCTGGCCTGTTATGTGAGACTTTACCCACTATACCACGGCGACCACCTTTAGTATCTTGCGCTGGACCCGATCTACCTGGGAGTGTCGTGAGCTTGTAAGCACCAACATTTTCTGGGTTCACACGTAAGAGTTGTTGGAAACCACCATACGATGCAACAGATGGGTCCACACCCAAACCTGGACCTACGAGACGCTTTTCTACGGGGGATACATTATTCATTCGGTTGTAATCATTCATTCGGTTTCGCATCTCGAGAACCTCGGCACCACTTGTTCGCATTTGTGGTGCGATGTCACCAAAGTTCGAGGCGACCATCTTATTTACATATACGTTTTCGATGGGGTGTTCCTTCACAAGTTCAACCTTTGGTGGCACTGGTAATTCCATCGATTGTCGTTCTGGGGAGTACCTCTCCGTCGTAGGTTGACTCAATTTTCGCCCGGCGTATATGAGACCTGCGATAGCTGCGACAGATATGGGATCGGCCATTCTTATTTCTTATTGATATTTTTATTTAAGTATCTTTGGTTAAACATCCCATTTTGTATTTCGGAACGCGTACTCAAAGGTTCATATGAAATGGTTCGAAGTGGCAATTTACACTCCATGTTTTGGAGTGGAAACAAGTTTTGTTCATAGGTTCTCGCGAGAACCTTGTTGAATCGCGATGTCGATTGGGGGCGAAGTTGGTCACTCGTTTCGATATACTCCGCTGGAGCACCCTTACCCGCCATAAATGGTGCAGTACCATACAACATGGTGTTTGGTCGTTGCGAACCATAATTGAGAGTACTGGGCTGGGGGTACACGAATACTTCTTCAGTCGCGCAGTTCACTGGAACAGCGGGGTTCTGGACTATTTTAAGACCTGGCTGCAATTGGTAAGCCATTTTACTATTACAAAAGATTTATTTACCGCCTATCACCATTTGGCTGAAGTCCAGCGAACGCCTCAAGTTGTGTACCTCGAGCATTTGGACTACACATACTTCCATCTGATTTGCACATGGGTGCACCTTTCTTGCCATAAAGCCATTCAGCAAATCCCGTCTGGTCACCACCGACTGTCGTTACCGGTACACTCACGAACTGCCGAGACAGTGCATTTTGTTGGTACTTGGGGAGAGTGGATCGAGAACGCGCTGGTCCGAACGGAGTTTCTCCGACGACAAACGCATCCGCATCGGCGCGAACACTTGGATACGAACACGCTTGGTTACGGTTGGGATCATCACCCACGAGTACATTTGCCATTGGGTTGTCGCGAGTTGGTCGCTGGCATGCATCTCCTATATTTTCATAATATTCAACACCTCGTGGCACACCTTCCTTAACCATGCCGGCTCTTTCCATTACATAAAGAACACCCAACGCGGTCGCGGCGAGCACAAATATACGAACGTCGCGCTTAATAAGATAGTGCACCGACGCTGCATATATGATGAATCGCGAACCGGCATTCACACGGTCTGCTGAGGATTGAATATTTGTAGGCCAAAATTCGAGGACCTTCTTATCATCAACGAGTTGTTTTGGGTCTTGAAACCAAGAGCTCATTTAATATATATTAGTTTTATTTTTTCAACATACCACCTAGCATACCCTGCATGGTTTTCATGAGAGCGGCTTCGTCGATGCCACCACCATCACCCTCCAATTTGTCCGCGCATTCCTTCGCAACCTTTTCAATCATAGAGAGTGTGTCTGCTGGGATCGAACTAATAGTCGTACCGAGCATGTATAGTGTTTGCACATATTGCCAAATGGCATCTTTTGTTTGCGTGGAGACAGATGCCCACTTTTCTTCGAGCTTCACGTCCTTCAAAAACTCGAGGTTCTTTGCCTCGTTGATGAAAAACGTGTCATCCTTTGCCGAAATCTTATCCGCGAATGGCGTGACACTGCTCATAAATCCGTCGATCACGAGACGTGGGTTAGACGTTCGCATAATTTCGAACCCGGACATACACTTTTTGATACCCTTTTCTTCTGGAAACGTCTTGTGAAGTTCCGCAAGAAATTGGCCCATCATATCATTGAAAGCAGTCACAGACGTCATGTTTACTGTGATAAATAACACTGTTATCTTTAAGCAAATGGTTCAGTAGATATGGATTCCTTACCTCCTATTCCGTTAGATACAATAAAAAATACGAGAATCGCGTTTAAGAATGCTGGTTTAGAATAAGCGCTCGTGGGAAGTGTACCCTCGTTATTAAGTTTCGCTTTCGCGTGGATATATCCAGCGGTGATGATGCCGGCGATGATCGCCGCCCAAGCTGGATCTCTGAGATAATCTTCAAACTCCATTTAACTATAGCCAACTTTTTTTACGGGAGCATCTGATGCGTCTGGGAACAACACGGGTTCTTCGTCTTCATCTTCCTCCATAATTTGTTGTGGAGCACGTTCACTCGTGTTGACAGTTTTAAATTCATTATCAAATGGCGAAGATTCTTGTTCTGGAGGCTGCATCTCAGCCATGGGTTCTTCCATTGGTACACCTTCGGTGAGCTCTGGTTCTGGTTGTGTTTCTGGTTCTGGTTCTGGTGGATACTCATCGACGAATTCCGGGTCTTCGGTGTCTTCATCGGCTTCTCCCCCTACATCTATGTCTTCCTTTTCGTTACTCATGTACGTTTGGAGAATTTGTTGAACTGGAATGAGTTCTCGCACGGAAGCTTCGATCACCATCGTAAAACGGTCGAATAGTTTATCATTTCTCGCGTGTTCGTTTTGACTCTCGCTGAAAATGTATGGGTCTTTGTATAAGTCTTTCGCGACGTTATTGTAACACGTCTGAATGAACACTTCGTTCGATGGTAGTTTCAAAGATATCTTCTTGTTGTCCTTTCCGAGACGCACCGAAGACAGAATCTTAACACAGCTCACGAATACTGCGGCGAGCAAATCGTTAAACCACGCGCATCTGTTTGCGATATTATCTGTGTGCTGCTTCGACATAGCGTCGGACCAATTGGGAACTTCTTTCAAAAGCTTTTGAAACATGATGAGTACTTTACGACCATTAGACATGGTGTACGATTCTTCATACAATTTATCAAACGTCTCGATCATAACTGGACACATTAAATGGCACAATTGCCCAATGTACTCGCGCTTCGCTTCTGTGAGTACACTCAAGTTATCCATTTATGATAGAGTGAAATTTTTTTACTAGCCTTTTCCCGCATTCCCCCTGTATTTATTAGCCACCTTCTTCAAATTAACGAAAGATGGAAAGTCCCCAAACTCTTCCGTGGGTTCTTGTTCTTTTGGTTTTGTTTTCTTTTTATTTGACCACGTGATGTATATTTCGTGGTCACCCACAAACCTCGTTTGAAATCCACCAAGATCGAGCTGACGTTTTATATAATGCGCTGCCTTGAGCCTGTCAAAAGCCGGGTACCCAACTACGAAGGATGGAATCGTAATGAACAAATGTTTATTACCGAATACAACAGTTTGTCGTATCTTTTTAGATACCTGTTCGTATATCTTCACGTAGGTCTCTTTGCGTAATTTATTACGCTTGTCAGTTATTTTATTTATTTCATCTACACTGATCATTAAATTACACGAATTAATTATTTTCGAGGATATTTGGGCGCCCGTACATTTCATCGGCAGTTGGTAACTTCTTCTCGATAAGTGAAGTATTCTTCACGTAGTGCAATTCGTGCTGCATGACTTCATCATACTTTTGGAATTCCTTGATGTCAACATCTGATGTGAACATCTTTGTATCCGTGGGCTTTTCTGTATCGAGTGGTTGTGTACGAAGCGAAATGACGACTATCACTGGGTTGGTCTCACTCACATCTTTCATATATTTCGCTATGATGAGCTTCGTCGCATCGACTTTACCTGTCTCTTCGTCGATGAATTCCATGGGGACGTCTATGAAAGCACTGTTGAGCTCACTTTGAGAAATACCCAACGTACGGAGGGTGGCTTGCATGTTGATATCGTTCCAGTTGACGCGGTCTGGAACATTCATGATTCGAACGTCGGCTGACACGGCAAATGCATATGGGAAGCCACCGTGTTTCAAAACCATGAAACGACACCTGTAGACTTCATCACCAGTATCTATGTGTTTGTATTTGCGAACTTCATGTGTGTCTATGATGTAAGTACAGAGTCCCGTCATCTCTTGGATGCGCTTATTCGCGGCGAGCACGATCTGTCCCATCACCGTGTTAGAAACTTTTGCGTTTTCGAGACGTTTATATTGGGTGAGGTCTAAAACACCCTCGTCGATGTCAGACGTCACTTCCTTCGTCTTAAACATCTCCGTCCTGGACATGAGATACAGAATAAGGAGGATGAGCGAAACCAACAGAAGTGTGTTCATTACTATATCTTACAAAAATTTTGAGATTGACCAAAAATTAAAAATAAAAAAAATTATTTTTTTCAATGCTTTCTTCTTTGAAAAGAAAAGAAAAAAATAAAAAAAGTTTTTTGTGTTTTTAAAAATGAAAAAACATGGTGTTACTTCGCGGGTATTTTCGTCTTTTGGTCTTAAACCCTGTATATTAACTTAAAGATTATTCATATATATACATGAAATGAGTGAAGAAGACGTACTCGAGTGTCTTGAGTATGCGATTGAAAGACGAAAGAATACCATTAAGAAACCAAAAGATATATTTGATGCGAAAGCCTTGGTAGCTCTGTATGATCGACTCCCTAAAACGAAACAGAAATATTACGATGACCTCATGAAAAAGGCATCGGAGATCGTCGAGGGTCTCGATGAGGTGACACGTGTATTCGTGGCTGAAGTGTTACGCGAAGATGGTTACATCGCGCCGATTGAATGTGATAATGACATCATCTGCAATTACTGTGATATATCGCGTGATGAAATGTGTACCGATGAGTGTACGTGTGATATCGAACGACTTGAGGTATTTGCGGATGCGATTGGTGCTCACATGTAGATCTTTTTTACCCAATCCCGGTCCGCCTTGAAAATTTTAGAGAGTTTTGGATCTGTACGCTTAAACAATATCATCAATACATTGAGGCGGCGAAACAGCCCAAGAGGGGGTTCACCTGTGCGAATGACCTTACCGAGTGCGCGGTGTCGAGCGAGTTCAGACTTATCACGCACGTCGTGGTATCCATGCTCAGTCAATTTACCATTGGATCGTATAGGTATTTTCATTTTATGTATGCCAACAATATTATATCAACTGCGTCCGTTTAGACACAAATTTTTACCTGTGTATTTTAAATGTCCTTGTTGATATACAGCCCGAGGTGTAGTCATAGCATTGACCTTATTGACTTCATCAAGCGACAGCCACAACTCGCGCAGCTTGTGAGTTATCACAATGTGAACATCAAGGGTATTCCACCGCAGTACGCACACAAAATTACTCGTGTTCCAACCATGCTCACGAAGAATGGTAAATTTTTGGTGGGGAACGAAATTAAAAATTGGCTCGAATCTTTACTACCGAATCAAGACATCGGAACGTGTGGTTTCGGTGGATGTTCTATGACAACACTCGATGGTGAGTCTAACTTCGACATATTTGGACTCGACGATTACGGGCGCACTCTCCAACCACCCATGACACCTGAACTCGAGGAAAAGATCAATCGCGATGTGAGTCAGACATATAACAATAACATAAAGAATTAACACCTGTTTCATCTATGATGAAACTTACGACCATACAGGCGAGTGCCATCAAATCTACATTTGAGGTACTTAAGGACATACTTAATGATGTCAACATTTACTTCAAACCAGATGGAGTATATATCACTACTCTAGATACGGCTCGCACATCACTCGTAGATATGTTCCTGGCCGCAGATAATTTCGAAGAATACACGTGTGATACTGATATAGTGGCTGGTATCAATGTCACGAATACATTCAAGCTTTTGAAGTCAATCACGAATAACGACGTATTGATGATGTCTATCGAATGTCGTGAATTTATGAACATTGAGATACATAACGACACAAAGAAGACGTGCACTAAATTCGCTCTTAAACTTCTTGATATTAATGAAAATCAAATCGAAGTTCCGGCGATGAACATGACGACCGTGACTCCGATGCCATCTGTCGATTTTCAGAGAATTTGCAGGGATATGTTCAACATAGGCACTGATATTGAAATCACGCGAAATGGTCACTTGTTTAGTCTTAATTGCGAAGGTGATTTCGCGAATCAAAAAACTGAGATTCAATGTACGGAAGAGAGTCCCCTGATTTCGGGTATGTATTCTCTTCGGTACATGAACATTTTTACAAAGGCGACGAGTATGTGCTCTAATGTACAAATCATGCAAGAAGAATTAAATCGATTTTTGATTCTCAAGTATAATGTAGCAAATTTGGGTGACCTCAAATTCTATCTCGCGACTAAAGAACAAATAGATCAGTAACGTAATCGTGTACCGTACTTACTGATTTCACTTTACCTAAAACATTCGTGAGTTTTATAGTGGGATACATAGTCTTTAGTGTATCAATATCGTAATATAACATATCACTTATCTTTACATCTTCTCGGTGGAAATCACCTCTTGGACCCGCGTAGCGTTTAATCTTTCCTAGTATGTCTTTCGCTGGTTTATCATCATTATCCATGAGATAGGCGGAGGTGAGGGGCATGTTAAACACAACGTGTTTTTCCTGTGGAGGTGGCCACTCATGTTTCGTATTATAACTCAAATACTTGTACAATTTATCATTGTACCAGTATTTGATTCTAATGATTGTCTTTCTGACATTCTCTGGTGTATCCTCTGTTGTATAATTCATATCCTTAGACTCGACATAGTGTTCATCAAAAAGACCATCCCATTTATCACTTTCATTTTCCCAGAATGGACCATTAATGGAATATGTTTTATCGTTGTTAGTAAAATATTCCATAGATACGTGTTCTATTTTATGGTTTGGAATCGACACAAAATTTTTATACGTGTCGTATATCCATATTATTACGCTGGTTAAAAGATTGCGTAGCATTCTAACTAATTATATGGAGGGAAATTTTTTGAGTAGATATAACAACAAATTACACGCATGGAAAGACTCAATTAACGATGATCCTATGAATCGGTCTGCGTACGAACAAGACATGTCTGATTATATCATTAAATGTATGCCATATATGCGTCGATATACAGATGACATAAATAGCGAAGTGAGTACTGATAATGTCTTTAACTGTAAAGTGACATCTGGTCTCAAACGAAAGGATATATTTAATGAATATCTTGCCGACGTTGAAAACTTAAATGTTGACAAGAAATTTATAAAAAAGCATGACGAATGCCCTACCTGTAGCGATAGTAATATATTTCATTTTGCTGATACAAGTGAACTTGTATGCGATGGGTGTGGAGCTGTTCTGGCCTGTCTGATAAGCGAAGAATTAACATACAGAGAGGAACAAGAGACATCTGAAAAAATTGTAAATTATTCATACAAGAGAGAAAATCACTTTAATGAATGGTTGTCACAATTTCAAGCACAAGAGATGACGAACATACCACAGGAAGTCATGGATCAATTGAGAAACGAGTTGAAAAAGTTGAAAATCAAAGCACTCGAAGAGATCACACACGCACGCGTCAGAAGTCTTCTTAAGAAACTCAAGATGAATAAATACTATGAACACGTACCGTACATCACAAATATATTGAGTGGCGTGAAACCCCCGAATATGCCACAAAAATTAGAAGAACGACTGCGTATTATGTTTAAAGACATACAGAAACCCTTTGATGATAACTGTCCATCGAATCGTAGAAATTTCCTTTCATATAGCTATGTATTGTATAAATTTTGTGAACTCTTGAGTGAAGATTCATATTTACAATATTTTCCACTACTCAAGAGTAAAGAGAAACTATATCAACAGGATGTCATATGGAAAAAGATATGTCACGACTTACGATGGGAGTTCATTCCGACAATTTAAAGAAATGATACCCTTGATCAATAATGAACAAATACGAAAAGTTTTGTATTGAAGAAGCAGCATTTTACGCTGAAAAAGCTCATCACATACTCAATGAAGAGATGAAAGACCCTAAGAGATATTACGATGAAATGATTGATACCTATAAACATCTCACTAAAGTGTTTCCACTTATAATATTTACGAGATACATCGAACCTCCGCAGACTGACCCCCAAACGGGGGAAAGTTTATCAGATACCCAGTCTTCAACCCAGTCAAATGAAGATAATTATGACACTGTATCTCAGCCGTCTCATTTAAGGTTTTGATCGTTTTGAATTCGATTATAATTTCATTATTTATAACGATATCAGCACGTAAATTACCTATGATATGTCCCTCGAACGGAATGGGTATAATTCTTTCGGATTCATATGGGATATTCTTAGAACGAAGGAGTACTTCCATCGCATTATGATACACTCGTTCACTGTATCCAGGTCCAAGTGTATCGTATATAGTTTCGGCTAACATACCAATATCATGCGTTGTGATCTTTGTGCTCCCATCCCGTGTTTTAATGTTACCAGTTCTTTGTTTTTTCAAGATATACTCAATAACTTCAATTTCCAAATTTAGCACCTTTTGTATTGTGTCGTTTGTTTCACCCTTTTCATGTAAATTACAAACGGTGTCTTCAAGTTTAACTTTCATTTCACCGATTGGCCTACCATGGTCTTTTGCAATTTGAAAGAGATCTTTACCTGTACCTAATCTTTGTATGAATTGTAGTTCTTCCTCATGTGTCCAATCTCTCATGTTATATTGTCATGAATTCTTTTCCTTATGTATATATTAAATGTGGTGGCCATTTAAGTTTGTGCGCATTTCGCATTCGAAGTCACTTAGCTATTTGTGGGGGGAGTAGAAATTATTTCTTAATACAATATAAGATGTCTCCAGCCCCATTCGTTGACGTTCGAAATATCAAATCCGCGTCCAGTCCACGTTTTAAGAAAGCCATTGAAGACCTCAAGAAACTTTCCCTCAATGCCATCAAGACAGGCAAGAGTACGCTCAACAAAGAAATCAAATTTTATGAACTCATGAAAGAACGAGAAAAGAATAAGGGAACCGCTTTATATGTTAATTTATTTTCGCGCGTTCAAAGTGCGCTCAAACCATCTAGTTTAAAGAAGAAATCCCCTAAAACTACACGATGACGTGCGGTGTATGCTGTGAACGTTTTAATAAAACAAATCACAAAAAAGTATGTTGTCCTTTCTGTGATTTCGAATCGTGTAGAACGTGTACACAAACATATTTATTGTCAACATCCGAGGACCCACATTGCATGAGTTGCAAAAAAGTGCACAATCGCGAATTCGTTGATTCATTTTGTACGAAAAGGTTTAGGAATTATGAGTACAAAAAACACCGCGAACAAATTCTGTTTGAACGTGAACTCATACGCATGCCAGAAACACAGCCTTATGTACAACGCATATTAAGACGTCGTGAGCTACAAACACTCCGAGATCATATGGCACATTTATATATTAAATCTCGGCGAAGGTATCACCACGCAGCGGAAACATGTGGACAATACATTGATATGTATCTCACGATGTGTATATTTGCTGAAAATGCACACAAATTCTTGCGAGAAGAACTCGAAAAGCTGCGAACTCTGCCTATCGATGCGAGTGAGGAGGCAACAAAGTTTGTGCGTGGATGTCCGATAGATGGTTGTCGTGGGTTTCTCGATGATTTATGGAAATGTGGAATATGCCAACATTCGTTTTGTGAACAGTGTAACGAAGTATGTTTAGATGAACACACATGCGACCCTGAAACAGTGAAAACGATGCGACTCATCAATCGTGACACGAAACCATGTCCAAAATGTGCGACGATGATACACAAAATAGATGGATGTGCACAAATGTGGTGCACGACGTGTCAAACTGCATTTGATTGGCGCACGGGTAAGGTGGAAACTGGGCGTGTTCATAATCCACATTATTTTGAATTTAAACGCCGTGGTAGAGAACACGGTGATATTCCGTGTGGTGGTCGTCCCATGTATAGAGAACTTTTAGAAGCCGGTGCACCGGCTTCTATCATGTCTCTAAACACAACCGTGGGTACTGCTGACTATAATAATACATATAAATATGATTACATACACACGGATAATCTTAATTTACGGATTTCGTATTTAATGAATAACATATCGGAAACTGATATGAAACGTGAATTACAGAAACGTGATAAACACAACGACAAAATGCGGGATATTCAGCAAATATACCAGATGTTCATAGATACTGGTAGTGATTTACTTCGTCAATGGATGATAGAACCGACGAGGGAGGTAGAAATTATGGAGACGGCATACGAGCTCGCTAAATATACGAACCGTGTCATCACACGAATACATAATAGATACACGTGTCAAGTCCCGAGGTATATATTTCTAAGTAAATGATAGATGTTGTGGATTGTACTCATTTTGATTTTGATATTGTTATTCAGACCAAAGTACAAAGAGCCAAAAGTCATGCGAGGGGTTCTCACAGATGAAGAGTGTGAGTATATAAAATCAGTGGCTAAAGAAATATTGAAGCCGTCAACAGTCGGTGATAAATTTATTGAAGACAAAGAAATTCGTAAGAGTGAGACCGCATGGCTCGACTCCGACGACTACCGGATTCAGTCGATTATTGCGAAATGTGTAGATGATATCACTATGTGCGAGAATTTACAAGTGGTTCGATACATACCTGGTGGGTTTTTCAAACCACATCAAGATGCAAATATTGAACATTACAATCGCCGAAAACATACATTCATATTCGCCTTGAATGACGAATATGAAGGTGGGGAGACGTATTTTCCCATATTAGATAAAACATACAGACTTCGAAAGGGTGATGTACTCAGTTTTGATACACTCGATAATTGGGGTCGAGTTCCATACAAAGCGATACATGGGGGTGCACCGGTCACGCGGGGTGAAAAGTGGATCTGTAACTTATGGGTTCGTGAGACCCGCTACACGTAACTTTTCGCGATTCGCCATATGGAGTGCTTCAACATCCGCCTTATTCTGTCCCACGTAAGGTACGGCATAGCCTTCGTCACACATCCACTTATTGACGTTTGTCCATTTACCATCTTCGCCGACCCACACTTCCGCCAAAATGCGACCAAATTTACCACGCGAATCCTTTTCCGGGCATCTGAGTTCGATCTCTATATCATCCTTCTCAGATTCTACGGCTTTGAGGCACCACTCTTTGAGTTTCTTCTTGGAAAGAAGTCCAAATTTCTTTTCTTCTTCATCACGTGTTCGAGACTCTGGGGTATCGATGCCGAGCAAACGGACGCGTTGCTTTGTGCAGACATCAAAACCGAGATCTATGGTAACATCTATCGTGTCTCCATCTACGACCTTTTCTAAGGAGGAGACACGGTAAATGAATTCACATTTTTCTTGGGCGTAGGTGGACATATACTATGGTTTAGAAAATTAACCACTGTAAGCCTGAGCTCTGATACGAGCTTCCGCCGCTGGACCACCCGCCTTTCTATTTTTGGAAATGGCATTTTTAAATACATCTCTTGGATTTGCACCCATGTTTATTCTTTGTTTGAGTTGACGCTTTGTTTTATTTCCTATACGAACAAGTGCATTTATAGACTTCTTTGTATTGTTTCTATTATTTTTTGTGAGTAGTTGACTCCTAGTCATCATTGGTTGAGAACTATTACCAAATTTAAAATTGCTAGTCGACGAACCAGCCATACCCAAAGTTTTATTCATTCTTTTTCGTGCGACTTCAGTATTTTTTATATTTTTAGCCGCGGTGATCTTTTTTCTGAATTCCCTGAGTTGTGTCATATTGGACACGCGATCCAACTCGGATTTCAACTCTCTTCTTTTTTGTCCAAATAGTCCGCCTATGGTGAAATTACCGTTGGGTCTTTTTGAGTTTATGAGTGTGCGCAGTGTATTTTTAGCGACACGAAGATTTTCTTCATTTTTGAGATACGCCGCACCAGGTCTAGCTACATTTTGCCAACGACTGCGTACACCGCGTTTCCACATGTTTTTGTTTGTCGTGAGTTTGTTACCCATTTGTTGAAAAGCCGCGGTCGCGTTAAAGTTTTGTGTGTTTGACGCTCGGTTTCTCGCGAGTCGAGAGGCTTCTATGATTCTTTGCTTCGCACGTTGTTCGTTGAGTCGAGCGGCAGCTAAGTTTTTTTGTGTAGCGACCAATTGGGATTGATTTGTTGTCACCATACCTCTTAAATTTTTACGTTGAGCTTGAACTTTCCGCAATTGTTCTCTGAATACATTTCTTTGTTTGTTAGATATATTCTTGGCACTTTGAAGTTGTCTTAATTTGTTCATGAGAGCGATTCTGCCACCTTCAGCCATGTTCAATTGTTTCTTTAATTGGTTTCTTTGTTGAGTTACCGCGATGCGACTACCTTCGAGCATCTCCTTTTCTCTCATCAATTTCGCCGTTTCAGCTTTGACTTGATTCTTAATTTTGTTCTTATCAGCGGATGTCGCCTTTTCTTTGTTTAACTCTCCTTGAAGTCTCACGATATTAGACTGCGTTTGTTTGATTTGTTCTATCTTATTTAATAGGTCAGCATTCTTCTCGTTGAGACGCTGTTTAGCGAGGTTTACATTAGATTCGAGTACAGAAATTAGATTGTTTTTATTATTTGCTTGTTTTTGTATGGAATTTATTTGATTTTGCATTTCCTTTCGTCTCGTTTCTAAAAGTGCATTCTTTTCCTTTATGAGCGCATTCATTTCCTGTTTAGTTAAATTCGCCTTTTCGAGTTCTTGTGCGATTCTTTTCGCTTCTGCATTCGCTGCCGCCGCAGCTTCTTTACTTTGCCGAGCTTCGGCTCGAGCCGCATTTCGAGCCTCATTGGCTTCAGCCTTGAGACGGTTCGCCGCATCTCTGAGACGGTTTGCCTCATCTTTGTTACCAAGTGCTCGTTGCGCAGCCTCTTGTGCGATTAATTTCCCTTGTTCAGCCTCTTGCGCTCTTCTAGAAGCGTTGTTTGCTGCCTCACTTGCTTCTTCCACGAGACGACGACTCATTACAGTCGCATTTTCCGCCTTTCTACGTGCTTCAATTACCGCATTCTGCGCGTTCGAGACTTGTCTTCGCTCCGTGAGAAGTTGTTCTTCGAGATTTCGCCTTTGAGTTTCAGTGAGACTTTTTTGGCTTTGGAGTTCTTGTGTGAGTTTATTAACATTTGCACGCTGTTCCGCCAATTTTTGTTCAGCGTTTTTGGTCGCACTTTGCAACGCGAGTACATTTGATTCAGCTTTACTGGCGGCATTCGCCGCAGCCTCTGCCTGTGCTTGAGCTTCGGTGACTTTTTTGCCCAATAACTGTTCTCTTTGTTCTGCATTTCCGAGTTTTGTAGTCAAGTTATTTCTGTTTCTTGTTACTTTATTGAGTTGGGCTTGTATAGCATTTTTCTGTGAAGTGTTGAGTGAGGCGTTATTCAATTTTTTCCTAAGATTGGTTATTTCTTTGTTTGCATTTAATTTTTCATTTTTGAGTTGTTCATACAAATCATTTTTTCTTTTTTTCTCGTTTTGTAAAGCTTGATATTCCCTTTGACTCTGAAATTGATTTTTGAGGGCTTGATTTAAGTTTGCTTTGAGTTTGTTTCTAACATTGGGACTCGTAGATTTCGCGAGTTCATTTTTAAGTTTTTGTATGGTTTGTGCCTTTGTATTTATATTTAAGGCGTTTTGATTCAATTTTTGTTTTAAATTATTACGTTCTGCCTTCAATGCATTTCGTTCATTCGCGGTCAGTTTAGAATTATTGAGTTTGGTTTGCAAATTTTGTATTTTGTTTTCCAACCCCTTAAACACGCCAGCCGATGTTTCGAGGGCATTGTTAAGATCACGCTTAACATCGTTTATTTTCTTTTCACCGGAGACGTATTGGTTTCTTAAGCTGGTTTTAATAGTTGATGGAATGTTTTTGTATGCGTCGTTTTTAATAAGTTCATTAATTTTGAGACCTCTTTCATTTTTATCTCGTTGAACTTGTGCGTTAATCTTAGCTAGCCCATTTTTGATGTTGTATGAATTTATGTTTTTTAGGGCCTCATCTCTCTCTGCGTTTAAATATGCACGGTTTACATCTCTTTTACCGAACTCTTCATCTAATTTTTTAAACTTAATCACGGCGTTTCTTGAACCCGTGTCGGTACCACCCGACTGTTTAAATGCGTTCAATTTTTCACGCGCATACGTTTTTATTTTTGTGTTTCCTATGGTATTTACTGTTTTTTGAAGTTCTTCTAAGGCTTTTTGAGCACCCATATCATTGAGCTGTTCCTTGTACGTGGTTTCGTACGCCGCGGTGATGCGAGTTTTTGCCGTATTATATATGTTTGTACCATTCTTATACGCTTTTATACTTTTTTGAGCCTCATTCATAAATGCAACGCGACGTTGAGTATTGAGTTTACCTCCCTTGTTTACTATGTATTTCTCGAGTTCAGATACTTTCTTGTCCTTTTCACTCATCACTGGAGTTGCCAACTTTTTACGCAACGCATTAAGAGTTGTGGTGTTACCACGTTTCAACGCATTTTCGACTTGTCGGGCGAGCGCTCTCGTATTTGTACTGGAAGAACCAGACTTAGCCCGTTCTAATGCACGCGCTAGACTCGCTGTATTCGAACTGTTTCGACTTTTTCGCAACGCATTTATGAGTCCCACCATCGTGGGGTCACTCGAACTACTGGGTGGTTGAACCCCGTTATTACCAACTCGTCGAGCCGCGGCAGCCATGTAATACTTGTTTCGAGCCGTTCTGTTAGGTGGGCGAGGTGTTCCGTTTCGGTTCTCGTTTCCACGGTTCTCGTTTCCACGGTTCTCGTTTCCACGGTTCTCGTTTCCACGATTCCCGTTTCCACGGTTCTCGTTTCCACGGTTCCCTAAATTATTTGATTCATTCGAGATGCGCTTCAAGTTATTGTTCTTTACACCGTTACCATTGCGGTTGTTTACATTAAAATTGTTTTGATAGTTGTTGTTACTATTGACGGAAATGCGCTTTTCCTTGGGTGCCGTGATGTGAAGACGCACGGGTTCTCTCACGTTATTTGACTTCAAAACATTCTCTATCGCGTCGACGAGTTCCACTTTTGTCATCTCTTTGTAATTAGAGAGTCCCACTTTACGTGCCACGCGTTTCAATTCATCTGATTTCGAAGATGAACTAAACAAGACTTCAAAGTCTGAACTCGTGAGTGGAGATTTACGGTCTAACATATACTTACCATCCTTGGTCAAAACCATCGGGGGGAGTGGAAGTTTACCGTCCTGGATAGACTTGTATACGTCGCAGACTTGGTTCCTATTGAGATTGAGTTCCACGCCCGTCTCCTGACGCACGAGACGCGCAAGGTTCTTAGCATCTATGCCTGGATTGCACGCATCCATATTGTTATAAACTGATAAAAAATTATGGGATACCTTTCGTCAACATTCGTATTTTATCCTCGTATGACATATTGAAATCAAATATATCAATGTCGCCTACGTCTATGATTTTAACATTATAATCTCGTGTGTCGTAATCGTATCTATTCACAAGCGCCGAACGCATGAGGGTTTCGGCAAAAACACGCGGATTATCTATGTTTTCCACGTACGGTATATTAGATTTTATCTGTATACAATGAACATCATATGGTTTATATATGAGAAAAGGTGTGAGTGGTATAGACTCTACGGTTCCACCGTCGACATACGTGTTTCCTTTGTACTTCCTGGACGAAAACACGAACGGTATCGCTATACTCATACACACGGCATCGAGTACTTTCATGTCCGGGTGTGTATCAACTGAAAAATACTCAGTCTTTCCAGTGTTAACACAAAATGCCGATATGTGTATCTTTTTTGTAAGTTCCATAAACGTAGGGTCACACCCACATATATCCACGAACTTCTCGCGAAGTGCTTCTAAATCTACGAGTCCATAACTATGTAAAAAACATTTCAAGTTCAATTTAACTAAATCTGAAATGTTTAATCTGAGTGATACGTCTATCATCTCATCGACAGTCTTTCCAAGTGCAAACAACACCGCGAGTATAGAACCCGCGGATGCACCCGAAATTTCTTGTACATTACTGAGACGTTTTTCTATATTTTTGAGATACCCTAACATGGCGTAAAATCCCATAGCACCTGGACCAATTACCAAATATTTCATCGGTGGTCACTTAATAGTACTTAGGAAATTGCTTTCGCAAAAGAGCGAATACGAGCGCGAAAACGACGGTGTGCACGATCGCAGACGCTGGGCTAGTCTGTCCTGACATGTACACACCCTTCGAGCCTGGTGGCAAAGTGAGCAACATACCTGGGCTCAAAGCCAAGAATAAAACAGTGGTCACGATGAGGTCGGTGCGCGTGAGCACGAGACCCATGGCCTTCGCAATCAACGAGTACACGAGAAAGAATACGAGCGCGTGGAAAAGAACCGCAGTTCGACCAGTGAGTCCATCACGGAACTTGATACTGGTACCATCGGTGCGGAGCAAGATACCTGGGCTGAGCGCGAGGAACAAGGCGGCTGGGATAGAAACCTTTTGTGGAAGCATGTTTACTTTGTATATATATTATAATTCTATAGCTCTATTGTCTGAGAACTGATAACAAAACTCGATGAAATCGTGATACTTGGCATCTTTGAGAATATGATGCCCGAGTGCTCTATCTCTCAGATATCGCTTCAACAATTCCCACATCCACCACAAATCGTCATCGAAATGCCCACCCCAATCATCTATATGAAGGGGGCGATTCATTTGCGTTTCATAATCTTCGTCATCACTGTATTCATTATCGCTGAGGCGCTCTGTAGCGTGAACATATTCATTCCAAACCATTATTTACGGTCTTTGATACCCGTGAGGGAAAGAGATGTAGATTCCTTTACTGGTAAGTTATCGAGTATAGCCTTTAACACACTTTCAGCCTGTTGTTCATTACCATTGAAGTAGTTCACAAGACCTTCCATCACGGTGGTCTTATTAAGACCGGTCTTTCTGGCACTTTTACGAACGGAAATCTTCCCTTTTTTGAGGTTAATGGCATCGAGACCGTTATCCATCATGAGCTTTTTCACTTGCAATTTGAGGGATTTTTCGGCCTGAACGAGGATCTTTATATCTTCTCTGGCTTCTGTAATTTGCTTGTTTAATTCAACCAATTTAGAGACGCTGTTTGAGAGTTCGTCTGAAGGAACTTGAGACATTTATATATATTTAACACGTTATTCTTTAAGTTTAGGCGCACAAACTACGTTGCATGGTATCTGGTGCAATAGTGGAGTTATTCCACACAAAGGCGTCCTTGGGGTTTGGTGGGTCGGCACGAATTTGTTGGTTCGCGTTACGAAGGGCGCCGCCGATAGTTTCTGGGTAACCAGTTTGTTGGCGTGGCTCGAGGAAGTTTTGACCGGAGAGAATGTCATCTGGAGCAAACTCACCGAAATCCTCCTGAGGCGCAACTTCACGTGGCAACAAAGAAGAGGCGAGACCAGTACCCGCCTTCATTTCACAACCAATCCCGGCTTGAGCCGATGGACCAACGGCATCAATGCCACCGATACCGGCATACTCCGAGTCCTTCACACTGTAGGTGGAACGGTTATTGGTAACCATGAGGTAAACCACAACCACAATCGCGAGCCCGATGATCGCTTGGCGTGGAGTGATCTTTTTCATCTTCATCATCTTTTATATATAGAAACAATTTTTTTATTCATCGTCTTCAATCACAATCTCCTCTGGGTAAGCTTCAACTTCGAGTTCTGGCTCTGGTGCCGGCTCTACCTCCGGCTCTGGGACGGGTTCAGGTTCGGGTTCCGGTTCTGGATTCATTTTCACCTGGACCAAATTCCACGCCGGACCGAAGGCTTTCTTCGCGAACCAGAGACCGGCGTATTCAAGCATGACGGTACATGCTGTGCCTGGAGAAAACGCTTCAACCTGGATGACTTGCTTCGCTGCGTCGAATACCTTGGTAGCTGGGATCTTATCCGCTGAAATAGTGTCTTCCTTCGTGTAAACCTTGTTGATTGTTTTCTCGGTCAACTTTTTACCGAACCACGTCTCACTGTTTTCGAATGCCGACACCAAGTTTTGTGCGTGGATAGCATCAATCTTATCGACACCTACAGCATCGGTGAGATCGAATGTGACTTCACCGGAAACATCATCGACGACCTTTACATTCTTGACCTGGACATAACACCGCTTCTGCTCTTCGGTGCGAGCCTTGACGTGATAGAGACCATCTTCACCCTTTGAGAGAGATCCGTAAATCATTTTATATATCATATACGGTTCAAATCTTTAACCCCTATAAACGGTATCATAGCCGATTTGCGTATAATAGGCTTTGGAACCCATGCATCTCTAGATGGTTTGAATCCGTAAAGAGTTTCCTCTAGTTTTATCTTATCCGGTAACGGAATGGGGCGTTTTGGCCTGTAATTGAATTCATCTTTCACATAGTTATTCGATTTATTCTTGACCCAATCTAATTCTTCTGTGTTGAAACGCATATTACCCTGTGTTTTAGTAAATCCGGATACATTCCCCATGTTATGCGATGCTTTTATACCGTGTACGTACTGTTTGGACAGTTTTTCTGGATCTGGAGTCGTCGTAAATGTGGTGTATTTCTTGGGGTTCACTTTCTTTGCATTTGACATCTTCACATTACGAAATTTGGTGTGCTTTTTAGCGGTCTTCTTTAGTGGTATGCCTACCTTTTTCATGATATCTTCCATCGAATCGCTTTGAAGAATTTTTCGTCTCGTCACGAGACGGGCGAGTTTAATCATTCGCCGACGATCCTTTTCTTTCTTTTCGGGTGCTCTGAGTCCTAACTTCTGCATGGTATACGAATCTTCAATGAGAAACTTCTTAGACGCGAGTTTGATGTTATCAAACTTACCGATAACGTACTTACCCGTGATTTTGAATATGTCGAGTGCTTGTACTTGATCATCTCCAACTTCGAATCCAAATTCACCTGGACGCATGAACGCGATGTCGAGTATACCACCCATGTTGATTGGTTCAATGCGACCAGTCTTTGGTGAGTACACGCGAGCTTTCATATCGAGTGTGAAAAGCTCGATGTCTGCGAGTGTGTCTGGTCCTTTTTTTGCATCCTTTTTCTTCGGGATGAGTGTATACCGACGCGTGACATATGGTCCTTTATTCGCAAAACCTAGACCTATGAATTTACCTGGTTTCCCACGTCCTTCGTACACAAGCTTCGCAAATCGTGTATTCACTCGCTTCGCGACCTCACCGAGTTTGTTCCATAGCAAAAGCTTGACCGCTTGAAGTTTCCCAAAGAATTTAGTGTCTGGCTTCAGTCTGGGTGTAAATTTTGTGTCTATATCGAGTGTCATGATTCTCTGGGTTGGTTCTAGGTATGAATTTACGGCGTCTCCGCCGGATAAAATTAGATCACCGACTGGATTCAAAAACTCTGTGAGTTCGTCAATGATCGCGTATAATTCGTAACGAAGTATGTCAGTGAATATAACACTCGCGAAGTCTTTGAAATCTTCATCCTTGTGGACACGGTGCATCCTCGCCCTGAATTTGGCGACATCATCTTTCTCATAAAACTTTTCGAGAACGGGATCGTTGTGGAACAGTTTTTTCGTCCTGAACCTATTTATGACCCCAGCTGAATACTCTGCTTGGTCCATGTTATTAATACATCACATAATATTTCAACAAGCTTAAAGATGTGATACCTAAGTAAAACATAAAACGAGATGTCTCTTGAAACTATCCTCACTGAAATTGCCGCTCTCCGTAACGACGTCAAGTCCTTGACCAAGATTGTTCGTAAGATCAAGGCCAAGCAAGACGACCCAGACGGAACCAAGGCTGCTTCTCGAGCGAAGAATAACGGCTTCAATCGTGAACAAGCTATCTCCCCAAAGCTCCGTGAATTTCTCGGTGTTGAAGAAGGGAAGCTTGTCTCCCGTTCGTTCGTCACCCGTGCCATCAATAACTACGTCACTGAAAAGGGTCTCAAGCACCCAGACAACGGTCGCGTTCTTGTTCTTGACGACAAGCTCCGCACTCTTCTTGACCCACCTGCGGACACGCAAATCACTTTCTTGAACTTGCAAAAGTACTTGAGCCCACACTACACCAAGGTTGAACAAACTGCTTAAAAAAATATACACTAACAATATAAAATGTTAATCGACAAGGCAACCGTCGAAACCCTTGTTGGTACAAAGATATCTAAGATAGATTTGTACCAAAAAGCATTTACGCATAAATCTGCATTGAAAGAAAATGAAAACTTAGAATCTTTTGAGACTCTTGAATTCATAGGTGATTCTGTATTAGGCTTTGTTATCACAAAGTTCTTATTTGACAGGTACGAGAAACAAAAGGAAGGTTTCCTCACAAAAGCTCGCACTAAGCTTGTACGAGGTGAAACATTAGCAAATATCGCGATGAAGTTGGAGATGTACAAATGGGTGCAAATGGATGAGAAGGGTATGCGAAATGAATGGTTCAAGAACCCTAAAATTCTAGAAGACGTGTTCGAAGCATTCATAGGCGCGATATACATGGATCTTGGTCTTCTGCACGCAAAACGTTTTATTTTGAATATTTATGAGAATCCGGAACTTATGAATATGCAATCTATCATGATAGATGATAACTACAAAGATCATCTCATGAGGTACTGTCAGACACATGGACATCCTTTACCGGATTATCGCGTCATTTCACATGATAATGGTATATTTTACATAGACGTGTACGTAAATAATGTCATTTTGGGTCGAGGATTTGCTAAAAACAAAAAACAAGCTGAACAGAATGCAGCAAAATATTTTTTCTATCCAAATTGTAACATCACGCAATGATTCCTTTATTATTTGTCGTCACATGTATGTTATTTAGAAAAGTTGAACCACCGATTCAATATTCTAAACAAGCTTTGATAGATGAATGTGAGAGATTAGGTGTATCTTCACGGGGTACATCTCGCATATTGAGACATCGCATTAAACGCTTAAAAGATAGAGGAATAGTATGTTTAAGATGCACCCAAATGTTGCGAAGTTGATAAGTAAGACATATGCGGAACAGCGGTCACAAGAATGGCTCGATTTGAGAAAGAATATGCTCACGGCGAGTGACTGCGCCACAGCCATAGGTGAAAATAAATACGAAAAACCATTCGATCTTCTTCTCAAAAAGTGTGGTAAGGGGAAACCATTCACGGGGAACGCAGCTACGGAACATGGTAATAAATACGAAGACGAAGCCAGAATTATCTATGAACAAAGGCACAATGAAGTTGTACATGAAATTGGACTCGAACCACATCCCAAATACCCTTGGCTCGGTGGATCACCCGATGGTATTAGTGAATCTGGAAAACTCATTGAAATCAAATGTCCTATGTCACGTGAAATTTTACCCGAGGTACCGCGTCATTATATGCCTCAATTGCAACTATGTATGGAGATTCTTGACTTAGAAGAGTGTGATTTCATTCAATATAAAAATGCGGATTTCAACTGGCCAAAACCAGAGGAGTTCGTGGTGGTTAACGTGAAGCGCGACCGGGAATGGTTTGAAAAGTACTTTCCAATAATGGAAGAGTTTTGGCAAAAGGTCTTGTATCACAGAGAACATGGGATAGAAGAACCTGTAAAAAAGACCAGGGCTCGTAAGAAGAAAGAGGATGAACCACCAGCTCCATGTGAAATCAAGTCCGACTCCGACGATGAGTATAGAGATGAGTGAGTTTTTACACTAACGGACGTGGAGTCATATTATTATCTAGTAATATATAAATGAGTTCACAACCGATCGTCATACAGCAGAAATCGAACGGTGTGTTCGGTACTACTATGAAAATAATAGGTTTTATTTGTTTGATTTCGTGTTTGTGTTCCATGTGGTCATCTTACAGAACGGCAAAAGCTGTTGGTAACGCAATTGGAAATATGGACATCAAAAAGGTAAATAAGAACCCAGGTCCAATCATCTCCGATATGGAGATCATTACACGGGACTCGACGCCAAGTGGCACAACTACGATGGAAATAAGTTCCGATGAACCAGAAGCTGAGGCGGTCACAACAAAGGTCATGAAGGTTGCGTTGTATAAAACATCTGACTGCACAGAGGAACCCATTGATTCAGTGACATTGGAGCCGGGTACATTTCTTAGTGCAAAGGGTGAAATAGATAAAAGAGATACCGATAAAGAAACAAATTACGTGTGTTGTATAAAACACGAGAATGCGAAACTCGCGGGTGAATACATGAAGGGTGGTGAAAAGAAAACTTTTAATATATCAAATGATGGTAAAACAAATATCGTTCAGTTTGGACAACCGGGTGGATCTGAAAACTGTGCGACCAATTTTTTTGCAAATTGGGCTCCTCGTGAATAGGTCAGAGTTTCTCTATATTCCTACATAAACTAAAAAAAATTCATTGAAATCAAAAATAAAAAAAATTATTTTTTTGAATGCTTTCTTCTTTGAAAAGGATTGAAAAAAATAAAAAAAGTTTTTTGTGTTTTTAAAAATGAAAAAACATGGTGTTACTTTACCTAAGTCATCACAGACCATGTCTAAATCAAACCAAAATGGAGCTTTATCAACATCAGATACAGGGTGTCAACTGGATGCTCGAGAGAGAGCGGTCAGAGGATGGACCGAAGGGTGGATTTCTCTGTGATGAGATGGGTCTTGGAAAGACGGCTCAACTCATCACCGTGATCACACGTAACCCCATGAAGAACACACTCGTGATCGTACCAAAATCTATAGTCACGCAGTGGAAGAGTGAAATCAATAAATTTGCACCACAGCTCAGTGTGTTTGTATACGATGGTCTCAAACGAACAAAATGCGCGGAAGATCTCAAATCGTGTGATGTGACCGTATGTCCATACAGTCTTCTTACAGAAGACGATCCTTTGGTACATAAAGTTAAATGGGGTCGTATCATACTCGATGAGGCACATGAAATTCGAAATAGACGTTCAAAGAGATTTAAATCGTCAATCAAACTCGTGTCCGAGACGCGTTGGCTTGTGACTGGTACACCTGTGTTTAACCGGGTGGATGATTTCGTATCTCTTTGTGGATTCCTGGGTATAGACCGTATCGATGTACAATGTCATCTCGATGCAATCAGACAAAAGTATATCATACGCCGTACGAAAACGAAGGACGATGTACCGGAATGTCATTTTGAAAACCTGGAACTTGAAATGTACCCCGAAGAGAAAGATATGTACCGGTACGTGTTCTCCGAGTCCCAGGAAATGATTCGAGAAATGATGCGTCGGTCACAGGCGCATGGCAATTCCACGATGTATAACATGGATATTCTTGAGTGTTTACTCAGAGCGCGACAGGCTATGATTTGGCCACAACTGTACATCGATGGCATGTCTAAAAAGACTGGCGAAGATATGGAACCATGGAAGGGGCGTTCCAAGAAGATGGAGACATTATTTGAACTCATAAATGAACACCCCGATGAAAAGACGCTTGTGTTTTGTCAGTTCATGGGCGAAATGAATTACATCCAGGAAAAACTAAACTGTTGTGTATTTCGCATCGATGGTTCGTGCTCAAAGGAGCGCCGAGAATCACAACTCGCCGAGTTCAATCGCGCGCCACAGAACAGCGTGTTTTTAATTCAAGTGAAGGCTGGTGGACAGGGACTTAACATTCAGTGTGCATCTCGTGTGTACATCACGAGTCCGTCTTGGAATCCAGGCACCGAACTTCAGGCAATTGGACGGTGTCACAGAAAGGGGCAGACTCGCGAAGTTTATGTGAAGAAGCTGATATACAAGGGCGACGAGAAATTCCCGAGCGTCGACGAATCCATCGTCGCGCTTCAGGTGAGAAAATCCCATGAAACTGCAGAAATATTGGATGACATTCGCCTTAAAACCCAATTACCGGGGAAGTCGGATGGGCTTTCGATTTCGGAGATTAGAAATATTTTCAGGGCATAGAGTATATACAATGAAGACATTTGGTTCGCGCGCTGAAGTGTTCCACGGTACCGCGGAAAAGACCGCCGGTGGGTTGAAGAAGAAGGACTTGTTCCAAGACAAGTATGGTGCCATCAAGAGTAAGGCGGCCTCCAAGGCGGCTCTCACTCGCATGGAAGAAGAAGGTAAGAAGGCGATGGTAAAGGTGTTCAAGCCAAAGAAGTCTGGCTTCAAGCTCCAGCCAAAGGAAGGTACTGCGGCGTACAAGAAGCTTATTAAGAAAATGTAAATGTAATATAAGAAGATATGACTCTCAAAAAGTGGGACCAAGCGGTCAGACTTGCCAAAATCAAACAGGGTATAGACCCAAATAAGTATACGATGCTTCGCGGAAAATTGCTCAAGGAATCTCAGGCTATATATTTGTTATTGACTATGTCTAAATAACAAACTGAAAGCCTTTCAAAGCCTGTGGTTCATATGTGACGAGCTGGTAAAGCTTATATGTAATTCCGAACTTCTTGTTCAAGAAATAAACACTGTTAATCTCTACGATTGCAGTTCCAGAATTTCTTGAATATAGTCCATTCTTACACTCTACGTTTCCAATTGGGTTCTTTTGTTCGTCATAAATATGTGGTTTGATTTTGCCTTCCATACCAACATCGACCTTTACACGGAATTTAGGTTCTCGATCGGGTGATTCCTTGATATTTGAAAAGAAGCACGATTTAAGTTCATCCATGCTCACCTTTCGTTTGAAAATATGTTCACTTTGTTCGTGCACAGCTTCGATGATCTTTTCTTCGAATGCACGCATCGTTTCGTAGAACTTCTTGACATAGTTAGCCTCTTCGTCGTACCCTTTCATAGCAAAATCGAGAGACCATTTTGTGGGACCAACTTCTGGTGTGAATCCTGAAATGCCGAATGGAATGTACATTCGAGGGAATTGAATTCGCAGGGGTTTTCCTTCCTTTGTGCACAAAGAAATTTTACGCCCGTCGTGTTGTGGTATTTCAAGTTCATCTAGTAGATTCACGAATTTAGACATGTTTATTACAAATTATACGAGCTAAAGCTTTAAGCAGAGCAAGCCGCACAATCGGCTTCAAGACTAAATTGAATGGGGCGCGCTTTCGCTTTCGAACGCAGATAATACATGCCTGTTTTGAGACCCTTTTTCCATGCATAGAAATGCATGGATGATAACTTAGATGCGGTCGGACTCTCGACAAACAAATTCATACTTTGACTTTGGTCGATGAATACACCTCTATCTGCCGCCATATCGATGATGACCTTCTGACTGATTTCCCATACGGTTCGGTAAAGTTCCTTGAGATTGTCTGGGATATCGACGATGTTTTGTACGGAGCCATTCGCTTTCACCATGAGATCTTTCATCTCCTTTGACCAAAGACCTACTGCTTTGAGATCATCCACGAGGTGTTTATTGACGACGACAAATTCACCGGCGAGTGTACGTCGAACGTAGATATTTTGTGTGTACGGCTCAAAACACTCGTTGTTTCCAAGAATTTGAGACGTACTCGCAGTTGGCATTGGTGCCAGTAAAAGACTGTTTCGAGTACCATTCTTCACGCGTTCGCGCATGGCATTCCAGTCGTATCTCGAGGACACCTTCGCGTCACTCCACATATCAAATTGAAGAATACCTTTACTGAAAGGTGAGCCTTGGAATGTCTCGTATGGTCCGAGCTTATCTGCAAGTTCACAACTCGACTCGAGTGCCGCGTGATACATGGTTTCAAAGATGTTACGATTAATTTCACGTGATTTTTCAGAGCCGAATGATTCTCGGCAAAGAATGAAGACATCTGCGAGTCCTTGTACACCGATACCAATGGGACGGTGTCGCATGTTTGAGCGCCGAGCCGTTTCAGTTGGGTAAAAGTTCTTATCGATGACTCTGTTCAAGTTCCGTGTCACCATCTTCGTGACCTTGTGGAGTTCTTCGTAGTTAAACTCACCCGTTTCCTTATTGACGAATTTGGGTAACGCAATGGATGCGAGGTTACACACGGCTGTTTCGTCAGCATCAGATTTTTGCACTATCTCCACACAAAGATTGGAAGATTTAATAGTTCCCAAATTCTTTTGGTTGGACTTTTCATTACATGCATCTTTGTAAAGCATATATGGTGTACCAGTCTCACTTTGAGATTTAATGATTGCCTTCCAAATATCGGCGGCTGGGACGACCTTGTTCGCGATACCTTCCTTTTCGTACTTTTCATAGAGTTCATCAAACTCTTTGCCGTATACATCGGATAGACCCTTTGCCTTGTCTGGGCAGAAAAGCGACCAGTCTCCACCTTCTTCGACACGGCGCATGAATAAATCGGGGATCCATAGGGCTGAGAACAAGTCTCTGCATCTCGCTTCTTCATCACCTTGATTCAGTCGAATTTCCAAGAAATCCATGATATCCGCGTGCCACGGTTCAAGATATACCGCAATGGAACCCTTTCTACGACCAGCCTGATTCACGTAGCGTGCAGTAGAATTGTATACACGCAACATTGGAATAATACCATCTGATGTGCCATTTGTTCCTCTAATATGAGATTTATTGGCTCTAATATCATGAATATGGAGACCTATACCACCCGCCCACTTTGAAATTCGGGCACACTCCTTGACTGTATCGTAGATGCCATCGATGCTATCATCCTTGTTTGACACCAGGAAACACGATGACATTTGTGGTCTGTGTGTTCCTGCATTGAAGAGCGTTGGTGTGGCATGAATGAATAGACCTTTGCTCATGGCATCATATGTTTCAATCACACGCTCAATATCAGAACCATGGATACCTATGGCGACACGGGCATACATGTATTGCGGTGTTTCCATTATTTCACCGTTTACTTTTTGGAGATACCCTCGTTCAAGTGTCTTAATGCCAAAGTACCCAAAGTCATAGTCTCGTTCTGGTTTGATATGCGCGTTCATCTGTTGAGAAACATCACGTATCTCTTCGGTGACGATATCATTTTCATATAATTTAGCCATGGCTTCAGAAAACGTAGAGGGTACACGCTTCTGAATGTTACTCGCGACAATCCGCGTCGCGAGTATCTCATAGTCTGGATCACTGGTTATCATGCCGATACAGATCTCAGCAGAGAGCGTATCGATCTCGTACGTTTTGATGTTATCGTGCATCGAAGAAAATACCTGCTGAGCGATCATCGAGGCATCGACATTTTCAGACAACCCATCTGTGAGTTGAGAGATCCTATTGGTGACCTTATCAAATTTAACGTCTTCAATACGACCGGATCGTTTAATAACCCTCATTTTATAAATATACATATGAATTTTTTATATTACTTTATTTGAAGTCACGACTTCGCACTGGGACTGGTCCAGCCAATTCAACCTTGCGTTCTGGTTGAGTCAGGTAGCTGTTCACAAAGAATGCCCCATGTGCACCTGCTTTGGCTACCGGTGGGTAAGACGCGATAAAGCATTTGCCTGGTTCACACACAGGGCGATACTGTGGACACGCGGCTGTGGAATACGCTTCATCGAAATCGGAAACAGATATGTTCATTTATAATTACTGATAGTTTTTTTCCAGGACTATATTAAATGTGTGATAATCTTCACCTGAATTCTTTGAAGCAATGCCAGACACCACTGAACACACTTTTCTTTTCGGCGTTCAATGTGAACTTGCTTCAACGAGCGATACGTCAGGATTTCAAAAACAGAACGGGTATCTCCATCGATTACCAAAGCGAGGACGACTTGTATGCCATCATGCGTGTTGTTTTCATAAACAACTCTGGAGATCACAATGTGCGTGTAAATGAACAAGTCAAGATGATGAATACAATGGTTATAAAAACAGCTGTTGGTCAGATCCAATCAGGTGTTTCCCAATACATGGGATATGTACACGATATGGATAGAGGTCTTGAACCAATCGACAGACCAGTGAACACCACGACTTTTGGTAATAAAATGGGTAAAAATGAAAAAATTGGTATTTAAATGATAGTCATCATTGGTCCACGACCATTTTGATCGCCAATGACCGACTGCTCATCAGAGCCCACAATCGTCTCTTCGACGATATCATCGGGTTTGACGAGTTGTTTCTGCTGTGCGACTTTCACTTGTACTTTCACACCATCGTCGCCTGTGCTTATTGGTTTTGGAATGGAAACAAAGTAGACGACTGCGACAGTCAATGCGGTGAGTGCCAGGAGTGTGTATGTGATGTTCCCCTTCTTCATTATATTATATACCACATAAAGTTTTGGTGGCATGTATTGATATGAGTCTAAATTACTATAAATCTGAGACAGAGATTATCTGTAAACAGAAAGGTTGGACTAATGCCACCGTTGATACGGTATGGCTTCTTCTCACCGAGGAGATAGGAGAACTCGCTTCTGCAATCAGGCAGTACAAAAAAACGTACAAAAAAACAAACCTGAAGAAAGAGCGAGGTACCGACATCATGATGGAAATGGGTGACGTGTTTAGTTATTTATTTCAAATTTCATCGATGTTAAATGTAGACTTGGACAAGATGTGGTTAGAACACGGTAAGAAAATGAAGTACAAGAAATATAATCTGTGATAGTATAAAGATGCCTTTGAGCGACGAAGAATCTATTGATAGAGTGAACCCATATGTTCAGCATGATTTCTTCATGCCAGGTACGAGTCGTCAGATCATAGACTTTGCGCCACACAAAAAACCGATTGAAGAACCCGTGCAGCAGGAATATCGTAGTCCGATGTGCGACTATGGAGTAATGGTCGCAGGTCGAATTGGTCGAACGGATGTGTGTCCTTTATCTAGAGATTTGTATCCAGGAAGAAATATTCAATATGATGAAGATCCAGTAGCTGTTTACCGAGAGAACAACCCTAACAAGATTCATAATCAAAAAACTATGAATAATATGGTGGGTGCAGGGATTCTACTTCTATTAGTTGCAGTACTCTAAAGAATTTTTCGAGTCTCAAGTCGTTGGTACACGTCTGTATAATGTAAGGCATATGTTGTTCGCACATATCCTTAATAAACCTTTTTTGCCACGCACAATGCATATTAATCACTGGTGGTGAAAATGTAGGGTCTAGAATTTTGACCGCATTCATTATTCGCACAACACTACGTGTATTGTTATTTTCACATAATGCACTTTCCAATTCAACTAAAGCCATTTTTCTCCTGGTTTCAGTTGTTTTATGTATCATCGTATCTAAAAATTGTTCATAACGAAGTGTATCAGATATAGATTGTATAGTAGTCCATGTACCAATAGGTGTAGTTTGAAATATCTCTTTTTTATTCTCATAACCGATGCCTTTCGTATACTTTACGTATTCTATGTCTATGATTTGTGAATCACTATCAATGTCATGAGACACGCGTGCAGTTTTTACGAATGAGGTCATGACTTTATGTACTGTAATTTCTCTAAGTATTTTTAAAGCCTAAGTCACACCCAACACACCTTAAAATTAAGTATGTTTAGTTCAATCGCAAACAACACGTTCTCGTATTACCTGACTCTCAATGAGTTTCGAAATGAGATTCCTGAGAATATCAGACCGTCGTGGGTGAAACTCACTACCATCACGATGGTGTCGAGCTTTAATAAGCCTTTGAATATACAGCATCTCCGCAAATGTTTCGAGAAAATAACACCGATTCGTTTGCGAATGCGTGGAAGAAAATATGCAGGATGTGAATGGACACTGAAACCAACGTCGTTTTATAACCAAATTACGTTGGCTTATACAGATATGTATAGTGTAAAATCTATCAAACTGTTTCCAAACGGGAGTATCCAAGTGGCTGGGTGTTCGGACTTGGTAAACTGTAAACATATCATCAAACAACTCTCACTTCTCATCGGTAAATTACTAAACGAGACATCTATACCGCCGATCGAGACGTTTCGGGTCGTGATGATAAACTCAAACTTCAGCCTAAACTGGAATATCAATTTAATGCGCACAGCGGATCATTTTGAAAAATATTCTGATATCTTCAAAGTATCGTTTGAACCGGACAGATATTCAGCTGTAAAAGTAAAGTTTAAACCAGCTGAAGATATGAAAGAGGTCACGACAAGTATTTTTAGCACAGGGAAAGTGATTATCACTGGAGCCGAGACATTCAAAGAAATTGCATTCGCGTATAACATAATAAATCAGCACATCAACACCAATTCATCTATAAGAGTTAACGAGGTTGCACCAGACAAAAAAGAGATATTTGATTCATTGTCAGGAGCAAACATAAATGATATAGTTCATAAACTCAGGAACATGAATGTAAAATCCTGGAAACGTACAATAGAGAATAGACAAATTAATTTCTGATGTAATAATAAAAATGTCTCAGCGACTTGGAATGGCCGATGGTCGATGCTTCACCATCAACTCGTCTAGCCAATTGTACAACAACTACTTGATGAACAAGAATGGTGTATCTTACGAAGACAACTATTCTTACCGCAAACTCTTACAATCGAAGGGACCGGAACTTTTCAAGCTCGACCAAGAAACGAAAAAGTGTGCTTCGTGTGACAAGGCCTTGGTCGACACCCGTAATATTTACTAGATACGCTAAATTAGTGTTATTTTAATATACAACCTTTCTAGAGAATGTGTCAGTGTGCAATATGTCTCAATGACGTCAGAGAGACGAGGCATAATAAACCCATACGATGCGGACATTTGTTTCATTCACATTGTCTAGAAAAGTGGAAAAATAAAGGTAAGCAAACTTGTCCAGTATGCAGAAGGATATTTGACGGAGACAATTTCAGGGTGCAAATAACGATTCATAATAATTTTGAACTGACTTCAAATACTGTGATCGTCGATCCGGAATTCATATTTGACGCACTCGATATATTCTTTGATGTTGAAAATGAGAATGACATCTCAAGTCTTCTTTCTGACTTTGGGGTGAGTGTGTCCGACTTTGATCCCCTTGTTTTTAACACAGAATGAACTACAATACGTTTTGTAGTTTAACGAACCATAATCTCTTGACGCTTTACGTGGATCTATGATTACGTTTCCTTTTGCATCCGTGAGTAATGGTCCAGTCGCCCAACCACGTTTGTGTGCAAATATATTAGCCTTGAAACGTATGAGTTTACCTGGTGTGAGCTTTGGTGCTACATTTTTAACGCGAGTGACCGGAACTTTAAAAAATTTCGCTATCGCTTCGTGTGTGTTACCCTTTTTTACTTTGTACTCCACTACATTTACTTGTTTGTAAAAGTGAAAATCACCTTGTCTGAAATAATTATTTGGGTTTCCCGGAGCCACAAACATCATGACTTTGTAATGCCCCGGTTTGCACTTCTCCTCGGCTTTGGCTATGTACACCTTTTTTGGGTTATCCGAAACGACGCGCTGTGGTAATTGTTTACAGCTAACATACGAGTGGTTCATGTTTTTCATACCAGCGCGTTCACCAGGGACACTTTTGTATCCTCTCTTTTTTTCGTAATCACCGACGGCGTACGCATAACAATTATTATTATTGATACCTATTGCCCTTCCCCACAATCTCTGTGTAAACTTTGGCTCCGATCCACTCAGGGGGAGTCTCTTTGGGGTCTGTCCCATTAATAATATTCGAGAAAAAAAATATTATTAATAGATAAATGATCCAAGGTCTTGTTAACGCACGCAAAACACAAGATGCCATCACCGAGCTCCTCACGTTTATTCTCGTGATTCTCATCACGACCTTTGTGCTACGATTCTTATGGAACCGTTCCCTTGTGAAGCACGTGACTGTTCTCAAGAAGCTTGACACCTTCCTCGACGCTTTCATGTTGTCCTTGGCACTCGCGGTCGTCCGTGGTATTTAAACTTCCCGGTAACCGGAAAATGTTTCACCATTCGAACTCTTCAGAGTTGGAAATGACTTGATTCCATTGCACTGCTTTTTTTCGCAGTCAACGAAATCAAACACTTTACCATTCTTTTTCATGTAATCCAATTGCTTTCTCGTCCAACCGCACCAATCCGCGCCATACACAGTCCACTTTTCCTTGCACTTTTTGCATGTACATCCTTTGCAATCACAACGACCTTCTGCACACCCACACCCACATGGACATTTAGATGGTCGATTCGTGTAGAATAACACAATCAACACAAGAATCGTCAACACAATAAAAGCAATCATTATTAATTACTTCAAATATTTTAATTTAAGAGCATCACATATTTGTTTTATAGTTTTTCCCTGTGTATTGATACCAGCCTTATTAGCTTTTTCAACGAGCTCCGATTTTTTATAAGTAATACACTTCTTGCCATCTATACGCGTGTATCCTTTTGGTGCTAGCATCACTTTTATCTTGGGTGTTACGGGTTTACGTTTCTTTTCTAATATAGCTTTCGCTCTTTTAATAGCAGCCTCTTCATTTACGGGTGTTTTTCGAATCACTTGTTGCTTCGGTTTATTCTTTGGGATGGGTTTCGCTTTTGGTATAAAATCCAACGGATTCTTACGTTGTGTCACCTTGGAACGGTATGGTAAGAAAAATGAATCTGAAAATATCTTTTCAAACGTGGGTAGTTTAGTGTGATCAGCGTTTAATCTCAAACGGAAATTCTCAATTTTATTTGTTTTTAAACCTATATATTCTCTTGGTAATATACGCTGTATAAAACTAATTACACTTTTCGAAGATTCCGTGTTTATTCGAGCGCATATGAGAAACATCGCATTCAAAAAGAGGTGGGCATCGTACATCATATGTGATGTTGGAGATATACCATATCCTTTATCGAGTCCATATATCTTGGGATTTCTTATGGTATTCGTAGACGATAAACCATAATCCGTTAACAGTGTTTCTAATCCAATGTCTTCAACTTCCAGATTCATGTTACCTATTTTGTATATAGTCATTTTTAGCGTAGGTGTTCGAGTTCGCAAAAGTACATTTTTTCCATGAAGATCGCTATGTCTGAAAGATGGATATTTTTTATGTATTCTATAAAGATTATATAATACATCGGTAATTATAAATCTAAAATGTATAGGTCTCAATGAACCTTTATTTTTTATGATATACGGTTCGAGTGCACCTCCATTCGCATATTCACTATACATGATGTCTCTATCTTTACACTTTTCGAGTGCATATGAGTTGACACCACCTAATTTACTAAGTAGTTTTCCAATTTTGTATTCCGATGACAACGATTCTCGTTGGATTTTTATAGCGATTTCATTTTTGCATTGCTTATCGACGCACCCATAGAAAATCTCGCCATATTCACCCTCACCGATTTTTTTAGTACCTACACGCGTTCTCACGGCTTTTCTAATAGACAAATTTGGAGTTGTGTTACCATTTATCGTATAAAATATTTTTTCTGGATTACAACCTAAATTTTTGATGGCATCGATGACCGCTTTACCGATTTTTTCGTGGTCTCTAGGTGTATTGGCTTTGACAACCTTGCGCCTGATGACCGCTAAATTTTTGATATGTTGGTCTACTTGCATCTTGTTTTAATGCTAGATTTTATTCGTCGACTTGACATTCCTCCTCATAGTATTCTTCCTCAGCACCTTCGTCAGCCGTGTCACACGAGGCCGATGTTTCAATACCTTGGAAGGCAAAAGAGGGAAGGTTCGTCGATTGTTGGAAAAGAGCTTGGGATAGACGCAAACTCACACCAAACTTATTGTCAATAAACCAGATTTGAGTTACATTCACGATACACAAGCACCGCTGACCCTTTTCGATGGAATCAATTGGAACAAGTTCTTGTTTTGGGTTATACGCCTCAGCCATGAATTCACCAGTTGGCTTCGTCATGACCTTGAGTTTAACGGTGTCTGGATAATCTTCTTTGCCTGGGCGCACGAGAGGCTTGTATAAGGCCTCCTTCATAACTTCTGGATTGTATACCTTCCCGAGCCATTCCTTAGAGTTTGCCGCGACCGTCTCGATGATTCGCGCGTCAAGCTGCTTAAGCTTTTCGGCGAGCTCGACGGCGGACTCGTTGTCCGGATCGACGGACAAATCGAGCGAATACGACGTCTTGTTAGTCGTCTCATCAGTAAAGGCGCTCAAACCGTAAGGGCTTCGCATGAATGGAAGTTGCAAGTACAATTTCCCCTTACCGTCAGCGGTGTTAATGTATACTGTCTTGCCACCGTTCTTGTTCTTCTTCATCTTACTGAAGACGACAGAGGACGGATCGAAAGTGTTGTAAAGTTGGATCATATTAGTGGACGACATTTGCTTGTTTGTATATGTTATGATGGTGTCCAAACTTTAAGTACGTTTTTTTTTCTCAGTCTACAATATAAAATTACACATGGGTATCTTTAAAGATTGTGGTTGTGGATGTGGGGGTGCTAAGGCTCAGCAGAAATTTTTGATTTCTTCTATGTCTGCCCTTGTATTCTTTATCATTGCGAACCCAGATACATTTCGATTGACGCGCTCCATCTTCGGTCGATGGGTGTCCGGTCCAACTGGCTGCCCCACTTTGCGAGGTCTCGCGCTTCATACCGTAGTGTTTTTGCTCATCACATGGGCCATGATGAACATTAAGAAGGAAGACTATTCCATTGAGGAGGGGATGCCAATGATGGTTGGACCTTCACCAGAAGAAGAAAAACCTGTGGTCAGTCCACCAATGGCTGAAATACCAGAACCCCTCCCCGGTTTTAGTGAAATGCAATACGATGCGATTGACAGTGGTCTCGAACTCGCACCACTTGATATCATGGGTGAAGAAATCGACAAACCAGTGACTCTCAAGGTTCGTGTACAAGAACAGACCACTTGCCAATGCGACAACGGTAAGACTATCACCATCCAATAAATTAATTATATATAGATAATAATCAATATAGTAAATGGCGATTCACCATTTAGTATATTGAAGTTTTTAGAAATCTTCATCGAATTCAATTTCGCATGAATCTTCGTCCATCTTTCCATAGTCTCCCACTCGCTTTTCAAAGAAATTTGTCTTTCCATCGAGACTTATGGTTTCCATAAATTCGAATGGATTTGTCGAATTCCAAATCTTTTCTTGACCCACTTGTTTTAAAAGCCTGTCAGACACGTATTCAATATATTGTGTCATTTTCTCCGAGTTCATGCCGATGAGACTACATGGGAGTGCATCTAAGATGAACTCTTTCTCTATCTCCACCGCTTCCTTTACTATCTGCTTAATTGTGTCAGCACTTGGTTTAAATTTAAGCATGTTGAATAATTCAACCGCAAATTGTTGGTGAAGTCCTTCGTCTCTGCTTATTAATTCATTACTAAAACACAAACCCGGGAGAAGCCCTCGCTTCTTGAGCCAGAAAATGGCACAGAAACTCCCGGAAAAGAATATACCTTCCACACACGCAAATGCAAGTAGGCGTTCACTGAATGGTCGCGTGTTATCAAACCACTTCATAGCCCACCTTGCCTTTTTCTCGATACACGGCACCCGCTGTATCGCCGAAAACAATTCCCTTTTTTCCGAAGGTGAACGAATATACTTATCTATCAATTTACTGTATGTTTCTCCATGAACCATCTCATTGTGCGCTTGATAGGCATAAAATGACCTAGCTTCGGGGTATTGTACTTCATCCGCGAAATTGTTATTGAGATTTTCAAATACAATACCATCCGACCCAGCAAAAAACGCCAATATAGTCTTAATAAAATGCCGTTCATTGTCGGTAAGTTTGTTCCAATCATCCATATCTTTCGATAGATCGACCTCTTCCGCCGTCCAGTTACTCATTTGTGCTTGCTTATACAGTGCCCATAAATTGTCGTGTTGAATAGGGAACACAGTAAACCTACTCAACGTTGGTAATAGCATTGGCTCCGTGTCTTCGACATAGTCTTGAAAGTCAAAAAAGGAACCATGATGTTTTCCGTCGATGAAAATTTGTGGGTACGCGGCGATTGGTTTACCACATAATTTTTCCAACTCACCCTTTTCGATTTTTGTCTTCTTATAATCCAAGCACAATTCCTTGCACATATCTTCAGCTAAGTCGCAGTATTTACATCCATCCTTCGAAAAAATTTCAATCCCCATGTGTGTTATTACCTGAAAATATTTTTGTCTCAAAACTTTAAGAATGATTAATTTTTCAGAGATCCAGCCTGGTGATCTTATAAAAGTTTTATTGAATATTGATGATGTTGATGATGAGATGTACGCGACAACTAGAGAGAATATGAACGACTATCTCACCGTCAATTATTACCTAGACACGTCTCTCGTGTATAAAGGTGCTCGTGTATATGAACTTGACGAAAACGAAGAACTTGTACAACCAGAAAACCTGTGTGAACATTACCCAGATGGTACATCCGTATTTTGTAAGATAGGTGACTCTATGTATTGTATAAAGGATGAAATAGATGAGGATATGGACAGTGATATCATAGACGAATCAGATGAGGAAAGTGATCTAGAAGGATTCATTGTCCCAGACGATGAAATAGATGGACAGGTCATCCCACCGTCATCACACAAAGAGGTTGACCGTGAGTGGAATGAATGGAAACCCACGAGTCCTGGTTCTCGTAAATTTAAACAGGTCGTCGATTCGATTGAAGAGTTTGCAAAGATACATGCAGATAATCTAAATTTTTGAAAACCTAAGTGCGCATTTTCAAAATTCAAAAAAAAGATCTTTTTGATATGGAAAGATTGACTGCTATCTGGTCGGATGTCGACCGTTTAATGAATAAACCTACTATAAGAAAGTCAATCAATACGCATTTATGTACAAATTGTAACGGTATAAAAGTATTTACAAGGGAAGGAATGCCCGTGTGCTCCCAGTGTGGACTCACACAATCGCATTTCATAGATGACAGTCCCGAGTGGACGAGTGGACTCAGTGAAGACGGGCGTGTCAATGACCCGTCGAGGTGTGGAAATCCAAATCCAAACCCGGAATTGTTTTCCGATGCATGGGGTAAGGGGACTGTCATATCAACAAAAGGTACATCGACGTATGAAAACAAACGAATGGCAAAAATAAACTTTCATCAATCGATGAATCACACGGATAGGTCATTATTTCATGCCTATAAGGACATAGATGAAGCCTGTCATACATTACCAGATAGTGTACTAAAAGACGCCAAAATGATGTATAGAAAATTTAACGTAGAAAAATTGACTCGTGGAGCCGTTCGTTTAGGAATAAAAGCAAACTGTGTCCTATATGCATGTAGACTTTCAAAAATTCCTAGGACAACAAAGGAGATAGCTGACATGTTTGGTATTCAATCAAAAGACCTTAGCCGAACTACACAAATGTTCAAGGATACTCTTCTAGGTAAAACAGAAAAGAATTACGTAACGAAACCGTTTAACGTCATGCAACGTTTATTGAATTCATTTGAAGTTACGCGGTTAGAGAGATTGGAGTGTAACAAAATGTGTTCAAAGTTAGAAAATTGTGCGGAGCTCATGAGTAAAACACCGAATAGTGTAGCATCTGTGGTGATTTACATCGTGATGAAAGGTCAAGTTTCTAAGAATGAAATAAATGATAAATGTTCTGTCTCGATACCAACTATAAACAAGATAGAAAGTATAATTAAACGATACTTAGAGGAATGATTGTAATATAAATTAATATGGTCAAGTTGTTTTTAGCTACACCATGCTATGGTGGTCTATGTCTCGAAAAGTTTATGACAAGTGTCATTAAACTTCAAATCGCGCTCATTAAGGAAGGCATTCAACTCATGATTGATACGACGGAAAATGAATCGCTCGTACACAGAGCTCGAAACGTTGCAGTTGGGCGTTTTATGCAAAAAACCGATGCAGATTTATTCATGTTTATCGATGCAGATATTGATTTTAACGCAGACTCAGTGGTTCGTCTCGTAAGGTCTGGACATGATGTATCGGTCGCGGTATATCCAAAGAAGGTTGTCATGTGGGATCAAGCGAAGACTGCAATCGAACAAGGTGATGACCGAAATATGGCAATGTTATCTTCGAGTCTCGTCGCGAATATAGGGGCACATAGACGTTCAGTGGAAAATGGATTCGTGGAAGTCCTTGATGGACCCACTGGTTTTATGGTTATTTCTCGCAAAGCGTTTGATAAGATGCACGAACATTTCACAGATTTAAATTGCAAAAACGATCACCAAAATAGAGATTTTGATGAGTACTGTGCAGTGTTTGACTGTATGATTGATCCAGAATCTCGTAGATATCTTTCCGAAGATTATGCTTTCTGTCGAAGATGGCAACAAGTCGGAGGGAAGATTTATGCCGACGTTCACACAACATTGGGACATGTTGGTAATCTGCCATTTTCTGGTTGTATGAATGATAGGCTTAAGGCTTAGAGTTTTATAGTTACTAATGAAACTAGCGACTATCATCGTCACACGAAGTAAATCATGTCATGTAAAGACGTTACATACGGTTCTACGTTTAAACCTCATGTGTATCCAATCAAGTGGTGTTCAAAATGAAGTCGTATATGTGAATGACGATCCATATGAGAAGTCAGAGATTATCCAAAAGTATATGAAGACCGTTGACCGTATTTTATTTATTGATTTTAGTGTGGCGATGGACGAGGGGTCCATCGCCCAAGTATTTAAACCACATGAAGGACTTGGGTGTTTAGTTTTTCCGGGTGTAAAGGAGGGGATTGATTGGGAACGATTTAAAAAATGTGTGAAAGAACAAACGAATGAGCCTGTGAATCAAATTGGTCTCCATTTTGATACGGAAGTTGGTAAAATGATTTCCGAAGATATCTACCAAGTCATGAGTTCGGAAGCGCGGTGTTGGTTGATGATGTGTAAGAATACATCTAAGTTTGTGAGAGATAAAAGAACACACGATTACCGGGTTCCACCAAGAATGGGGCAAATGTTTGCTAAATTCAAGGAATTGGGTGTCAAAATCAATGCTTATACAGCATCTAAGTTGACCATGACATATACCCATGAATGTGTGAGTAACTTGTTGAACGCTGCCGGGATTAAAGCTAATTAAAGATTAGATATAAAATATTAAACAGATGTCACGAGTATCTGTAAAGAGAGATGATCCACTTTACAAATACGCGATAAAATACATGGAAGATGCTTGGGGAACCATGCCCAATCGATTTCCGGGATGTCAACCAATATCTATCGAATATAAACATTTCGATTTACTTCGCAAAAATGATTATGTGGTTTGCGAAAAAACGGATGGTGTTCGATTTATGTTATTGGCATTCATGTACGGAAATCACAAAGTGTCTGTTCTCATAAATAGAGCTCTTGATGTTTTTTTATGTAAACTTACATTTAGGCGAACGTTTTATGAAGGTACTATTCTGGAAGGTGAATTGTATAAAGACACTTTTTTCATATACGACTGTTTGAAAGAGTCTGGTGTTATTGTGGGTCATAAGAATTTCATTGATAGACTCGAATATTGTGAAAAGGCGGCTAAAAAACTACTCGCACTGAAGGGTGATGCGACTAAGATACAAGTGAAGAAGTTTCATCTCATGTGTGATTATGAATACTTCTTAAATGAGTACATGCCCACCGTAACCCAAGAAGTAGATGGACTTATATTTACACCCATTAACTGCCCGGTAAAGGTAGGTACGCATGAAACCATGTTTAAATGGAAACCACGTGATAAAAATACGATAGACTTTCAAACTCATTTAGTGAACGGTGAGTGGCGATTATACGTTCAAGAAAAGGGGGAACTCGTATTTGAATCAATCATACCGAGGGATAAAATCGATACATCTTGGTTGAGAGATAAGATGATTGTTGAATGTCGCTACATGATCGACGACATTCCAATGTGGTGGATGCCTATTATGCAGAGAACTGACAAAACATACCCAAATAATCGAAGAACGTTCTATAGAACACTCGTAAATATAAAAGAGGATATCAAAATCACGGATTTTTTAAAGTGTATATGAGAACATAGTACCCAGCCACATCTTTCAATTGTGTCTCGCCAACATGTTCGTCGTCTTGTGCGTACCATTTATCGTTAAATTTACACATCGAGTAGTAATGTCCACCCCATTGTACACCCTCGTGTATTACGCATGATTGTAATGAATATTTGATATCATCTGTAAATGTAATCTCCTCTTCTACACGTATCATACTCTTTTTATCAAATGAAATGATCATTATTGGTTGCAGTTTATTAAAAAGGGTTCTCGTCGTAGCCACGTGATATACTTTTCCATCGTCGTCCACGTATCCTTCGAGTGTATTCCAGTTCATACTTTTATTTATCAAATCACTGACTTTACATACATGATCATCGATTGAGAGTGTTTGAATGCTATAGTCCAGGTCGATCGTATTCTTTCCCTTTGGTGATATAGTTATTTGTGTTTTTTTACCATATAGTAAACGCTTTATTATTCCATATTCCTTTTCGAGTATATCTATTATACAAAAGAGAGCATCCTGTGTATCGTGTGGCTCATGTAATTTAAATCTGGGAAACTCAACTTGAAATGATTTCAATAGCGGTGTAAGGTCAATCTTACTAGATTCCTGTGTACTGAAGTACATGGTCACGAGTTCATGGTACATTTTAGTAAATTTACAGTCACCGACATATCTACTCTTGTATATGTATTCTGATATAGGCAATATGTGAAGAAGTGATTGTATCGCTGAATTAAAGTAACACGTGTTTCCCAGATTTAGGAAGCCATGCATATAAAATATACACGAAAAAATAGTTGCCATAAACTCGCGAATGATATTAAAATAATTAATTATATAAATGAGCAGCGCAACGAGTGCACGAAATTTTAACAAAGAATTTAACCAAAGACTTGAAAACATAAAGCGTCTTGTGTATGATATGACGAGTGCCCTCGTGGGTACCCAGGTTACGAAACCAAAGACAAAAAGAGCTGCCCCACAACAGATGGGTGCGTCTGCTAAATCCGCGTTTAAAAAACCAACACCAAACACAAAGAAAGTACCCTCTGTGAGGAGATCGCCAGCTTCTGGGTTCAAAAAATACAAAAAGTAACTTAAAACTTGACTGCGTCAATTTATAAAATGCCAGCTCCTACTATCCTACCAATCACTACTGGCGAAGATGATTTCAAAACTACGCGAATCATTGGAAATGAAATGTTCTTCTATAGCGATGTAACTTCGGATGACATTCTGGAATTTACGGAAGAGTTTAAGAAGTTGGAGAATAAACTTCTTAAGCAAACCATTGATTTCCCTGGTTTCAAGCCTGAAATTAGAATCAATATCTGCAGTGATGGTGGAGAAATGTTTGCTGGTCTCAGTGCCATGAACGTCATCGAGAAGTCGAGAGTTAAGGTTGTCACTATCGCTCAAGGTGCTTGCTGTAGTGCAGCCTCGTTTATGTTACTCGGTGGACACGAGCGTCGTATGGGTAAAAATGCACACATTCTCATCCATCAATTATCTACGAATGGATTCTGGGGCAAGTTTGAAGATTTGAAGAATGAAATGGACTCGTGTTCGAAGTTCATGGATATGATCACAAAGGTCTATCTCGAAAAGACGGAAATTCCAGAAAAAGAATTCAAAAAGCTTATGAAGAAAGACATCTACTTGAACGTCGAAGAATGTCTCAAGTATAATGTTGTTTCCTCGATTGACTAACATCTACGCTTCTTTTATACAAGCCAATAACAGCTAAAATAATAACGACTATACACGCGGTGTTCATATTGAGTGGAATATTTGTCGCGGGGGGTGGCCTAAGTCGCTCCAATCGCTCGTGATTTACGACTGGAATCATATCTACCCTTAATATAATGGAAACAATTTTTAAAACCGACAAAAACGGCAAAAAACGCTACTTCGATATCAGTGTTAATAAACTTCCCGATGGTACAGCCAATATTGTGAAGAAGACTGGTATGGTGGGTGGAAAAGAATCTGTTTCAACCATTCATGTTAAGCTTGGATATGATAGCGCTCTTAAACGTGCGAAGACGATGTGGGAAAATCAAAAAGAAATACCGATTTTACCCATGCTCGCGAATAAATGGGAAGATAGACATAAGTATATTTCCGAACCTTTCTATGTACAACCAAAAATAGACGGTGTTCGTTTACTCGTATCCAACAAGGGTGGAATTTCAAGGACGGGTAAAGTCGTACCCGGAACTGAACACTGGGGGAAGGGACTCAAAGATGGCGAATATCTCGATGGAGAGTGTTACGATCCAACAAAGACCTTCGAAGAAATCACGAGTCTATATAAAACCAATCCAAAGGCCCTGGATTTTCTTGTGTTTGATTACTTTGACACGAATAGACCTAATCTTACATTTGATGAAAGACTCGAACGTGTTAACGTTGAGACCAGATGGGTAAAAACAAAGAACGACATACATGAGGTACACAAAGAATACATGGATGCTGGATACGAAGGAACTATGATACGCGAAGCGTCGAGTGTGTACGAGGTGGGTAAGAGAAGTAACTATCTTCTGAAACTGAAGGATTTCAAGACGGATGAATATAAAGTGGTCGGTGTACGAGAGTGCACTGGAAAAGATGTGGGTACACCTACATGGGAGTGTGTCACTGAAAGTGGGCACATGTTTACTGTACGACCAGAGGGCACGCACGAGAAACGTCGAGATATGTTTACGAATTCTTCGAAATATATTGGTAAGATGCTGACTGTAAAATATCAGAATCTAACTGAACTGGGTGTTCCTCGTTTTCCAGTCGGAATAGCATTTAGAGATTACGAATGATGTTATATTAAATGAACAGAGTTGCCATAGATATCGATGAAGTACTCGTACCATTTGTAAAGCCTATGGCTAAATGGCGAGGTCTCAATATGCCACCGTCTAATACACGGTACAAATATGTATACCGTGAGATGTTTAATATTACCGAAGACGAATCGAGACAAATGGTTGAAGAATTTTACAAGTCACCCGAGTTTCTACAATTGAAACCAATCCGTAACTCTCAAGTTGGTATCGTACGTCTACGGGGTCAATCGAAGAAGTTATATGCTGTCACTGGTAGACAAGATTCGGCTCGAGAAAAAACTGAAATCTGGTTGGATCAGCATTTCCCAGGTATGTTTGATGATTTAATCATCACTAACAGTTATACCGATCACGAAATCAAAAAAGTTGATGTATGTAAGAGTCTTGCATTGAACCTCATCATAGACGATAACATCGATACATGTATAGAATGTGCACAGTCTGGTATAAAAGCGCGAAATTTCGTGGGTTACGAGGAAGTGTATCCTTGGTGTGAACACACTGGAATGTCGATGTATGGATGGAAGTAATATAAAAGATACACACACCGATACACTAGATGGCTTCGTATGGTATTGTAGGTATTAACCCGGATAGCCTGAAGGTTATTCGGGATATGCAACAATTCAAACGTGTTTCGGTGTATGATAAATATAAAACAAGTCTTACGCCATTTAAAAATGTTAAAATACAGCCAACTGTTGCAGATTTAACCTTAAATATGGATGGTCCGAGAACTATCGCCACGTTTATAAACCCGGACGATTATGGATATGAAAATACTATGCACCAACTTATCGAGTGGTGCGACAAGGAGGATACAATCGTGAATTTAAATTTACAAAAGTTTGATAAAAATGCAGTTTATTATGAAAATTGCAAAGATAAGGGTATTCATTACATGACTGGAGGTATATCTGATAAATTACTCATGCTCGACGGCTCGAGAGATATCATCGACGCACAGGAAATCTTTTTTCGTACGTTTGCTAAAAGACTCGTCCATCTAGATGGAGAACCTGGTACTGCACACTTGATAAAATCCGTGCACGAAGCGATGGAGTGTAGTCTCTATCAGGTATATGCAGATGTATACGGATATGTAAATCAAGATTCTGCGATAATTGATATATTAAATGAACTTCAAAAAACGGATGTAAACGGTCCAATTTTGAAAAATGCGACGCGTCGGATGTATTCTGCACCCGAAAATGAAGACGTCGCAAATGAAAATAACAGAAGTACTTGGTGTTCTGTGAGAGCACTCGAGACGGGTGTTTGTGTACCAATTTTACAGTCCGGTGCAAATGCTCGCTCTATGAGCAGAGACATGAAACTCAGTAATACGAGTCAGGTATTCAATAAGTTTATTGATAATTTGGTGGCGATTCAAACTGTGCGTTTCATGTATGCGATGATTTACATCGAAGCTACCAGAGCGTGTCCAGCCATTAAAAACTGTCTGGAGATGAGCAACATTGAATGTGATATGTATAAAACTGAAAATATGTATGACGTCATAGAACAAACGGCTCTGTATGCAAAAACATTCTGTATCCACTGTGCAACTTCTGACATCCCATGTGTTTCAGTATACACCGCTTTGTATGAATATTACTTTTGGAAACAAACAAAAACCCCAATGAACTTTATCGCAGCGCTTCGCATATAATTTTATAAGTATAATTTAAGCATGCTATTTGTAATAATTTTAATTTCTATACTCATCATTACCAAGTCCCTCATGTATGCTCCCAGGGTTGAATACAAGTGTTATATGCTCACAACAGACCCGAATGGAAAACGCGCCACTAAATTTATGGACTCGTATGACCATACGGTTCCACTCGAGGTAGTAGTAGGTCCAGATACACGAACTCCAGAAAAGGCAAAACCTTATTCATCCCGTGTAGATCCCATGTACTACAGGGAGGCTCTTAAATTGTACTACGACGAAACTGCGATAAGACCAAATATTACCTATTTTAACCTCGGTGCCATCGGGTGTTACATGGGTCATATGAGTATATACGATAAGTGTTTCAGAAATAAACATAAGTACGCACTCGTATTTGAAGATAACGTCATCATCACACATCCAACTCTTTTTGATGAAATTCAAACGGTTATCGATGAACTCGGAGACGATTTTGAACTTTGTTTTTTCCATTGTTTATCGAGATATCCGGCGTCTGAAACGTCAAAAACTGGTCTTCAGCTCGTTCGCTGGATTTCGAGTACGAAGTGTTATTTGATACACGTAGATAATATGCATAAATATATACATAACTTTGATATCATGGATAACCATATAGATATGAAACACGAGGATTTAGTGTTTGATGGTGCTCGAATTTATTACAAGGATTTGAGACACTGTATGCTCATAGACAGGTCGCATAAAAGCATGATAGGTCACAGTGATTGGAGACGAAAAGATTACTTTTCAAAAAGAATCCCAGACGCAGAAACAGAATTTTTGGAAAAGGGTTATTAATTTTTTTGTCAAGTGATCATAACATGGTGTGCGCTGTTTTGATTAATGAAAAGAAAGATGACATACACGAAATCAACATAGATATATCACCCGAGAAAAATGAAATTTACAAGATACTCAGAGGTAAAGCAACTTTTGTCGGGCAATGGGAAGATGAATTTGTAGTAATATTGAAATGCAAAGAATCTCCATTTAAATTAAATAGAAATAAAAATAAATTACCTAGACCCTTCTCTAACATGGACATAGATGGGCGAATGTTGTTAATACGAATGGACAAAGATTCTGAACCCGCTGATTTTACCATCGATGAATACATGATGATGGTAGAAACAACCCACCCTCTTACGAGGGGGTTCACTTCCACGGAATATCCTGGGGCCTAAAGCGACACGCGGTTTTTAGAAATTCAGTAAACAATTCGAAATCTTTCTTAGGATCTTCTAAAGTGTCTATTGAATCGAGCACTTTACCAACATACGCATTATATTTTTTGTGTCCACCTTTGTGGGTGAGTCTATTTTCTCTTAGCCCGGGTAAAATGTATCTCGGCATCATAATAATATTTTTGCCATCGTTTACATCATACCTCAAGTACTTTATGAGCGGGTGATTTTTGAATTGACGCGGAATGACGTGATGGTCTTCCACGTTTTGTACACCCCACCGCAGTTTAAAATTTCGTCTTAGGATAGAACCGTATCTCATATTATTCTCTTGGATAACTTCTTCGCCGAGACGCATCAGCGAATCTTCGAGTTCATCTACCTCATACCAAGCATTATAACACTCGTTACATCCCTTGTTATCCGCACAAATTTCCTCCGCTTCTCGTATGGCTTCCCTGAATCTGAAACGCAAACGATCATTGTCGTGCATTTCAGATTTCATATTGATCGGTGACTTTTTATAGATAGTTTCAAGTATAGTGGTACGAATCTTAATACGTCTATACTTGTAAATATCACCTTGATGATGTGATGCGCGAATCATCTACACTATAATATATGGGTATTTTTTACGTTCTTCTTTTGTACGCAGCAATTGTATGATACCCAAAAATGTTATTAACACGAGAACGGCATCTTCGAAGTCACGAGTCGCGGAAAACGAAATAATGAGAAGTGATAGCAACTTGAACCACGCACTCGAAGTTAGCGCTTTTGTGCGCTCCGGAAGTTCACTTACTGGGGATATACCAAACATAGCGTGCATCATTATCATAATACCGTACAGTGTGTTTTGGTTAAGAAATGTATCTATACCCGGGTAGAAGTTTGTCTGAGAAACCTTAATTCCACCATACAATGTGACTATCACGAGTGGTAAGAGTATACTCGTGTTTTGAAGAAACGTCATTTATATATTTGGATATTATTTTTATTACATAGAAAGCATTTTTACATGTGCAAATCACACATGTAAAAATGCTCTTAGCGGGGTTCGAACCCGCGGCTTTGGCGTGCCCTTGTGAGAATGAACTCACGCAAGTATACTATCGTATAAGCACCACACTCTAACCATCTGAGTTATAAGAGCTTGTTTTACATATACAATACGCGCATCTATTCTTTAAACTAATTGTATGTATAGAAAACATCCATATATGTATCTTCATCCGTGAATGTTTTCAAGATGTCTATGATGGCTTGATTTTTACTGCATACTGCCCCCACCAAGCCTGGGTAAACCATCACGCCCATGTATTCTTGGAAATAATTACCAAATGCAGTTTGGCATGTATTAATAAACACCATTAACATCTCGAGTGCAGTGTTTTTGTCTTGTTTACTCGTAATCTGGTAAATACTAAAGCTCTCATAATCACCGTGTACGTTTCCAGCATTTTCGTACACGTGATTGACGTGTTCGATGATTTGGTGTTCAAGCTTTCGCAGTGCATTGAGGTCACCCTTTATGATAGCGCGTTGGAGTTCCATTTTTTATGCTTTATCGAAACTATTCTTGTATCGACTTAGGTTATATTTATACAGAGTTTGCGTGTGGGAGTTGCAAATCCAAAGATTTGCGTTTAGTCCGACTTAACCATCTATGTAACGCGTTTTTTACACTTGCATCCGAGTTGTATGTAGATTGATCTATCACGTTAAGACCATTACACACATCCGGTTTATTTTCTTTGTCTGGAAACTTTTTATTGAATTCGCATATCGTTTTATATGGTATATCCGGAGCTTCATCCAATAAGCGATCATATTCAACGCGTTGTTTTTGTACAAAATCTATGGCATCGGTTCGATGTTCTATATCTAAAGAAAGCTCCATGTCTATGTTTCTGTAAAACTTTGAATATTGGATAGACATGAGTGAATGTGCTTCCATCATAGTTGAACTGTTACTAAATTTAGATATGGAAGTCAATATACCAACAACTACATTTAAAAACGCAAACGTATATTGAAAAATGATAATGTTTCTCTTCATTTCCGGAGATACATTATCATCACTTGGATTAAGTACGGCAAACCCACCTACACCCGTTATAGATGATATTATGATACATGGGTATGTGAGTGCGTCTGTGAGCCACTTATAGTGCATCCTAGCGTGATTGTGTAACCATCTATAACCCGCAGCTCTCTCTGCCCAGCGCCTGAGGAGTCGCTCTTCGCGTTCACACCAATGGGTATTCATTATTTAACGCAGAGAAATTAAGTGCTTGACGCCTCGCAAGACGGTCGACTTCGTTGTTTTTTTCGTTTGTGGAATGCGCCTTGACCCATTCGATCGCGACACAAATGTTTTGATTCATAAGCTCTATTAAACGCACCCATAACTCTTTATTGGCAACGTCATTACCGGTACTTGTTTTCCAACCGTTTGATACCCATTTTTTAGACCATTCCGTGAGTCCCAATTTCACATACTTACTATCCGTGTAAATAATGACATTACGTTCATTTAATTCAATACACTTTTCGAGAGCCCGAATAACAGCAGTCATTTCCATGATATTATTCGTACTCGCACGAAATCCACCTTCAAGTGTGAACTCGGGGTCATAACACTTCGCCGCCCATCCACCCGGTCCCGGATTATGTAAACAGCTGCCGTCTGTATATATTTCTATCATACTTACACGTGTATCGTTTTTTAACTTTAATATGCATTCGCTTTGTAGCCGTATCCACCATTCAAAGATATGTTCGCTGAGTTCAAAGACCTGTTATTTATAATCGGTATCGCCGAACCATTATTCATTCGAGGGGATTTCTTATCAATGAACACGAAATATATGATGACCAT